CATCAAAGCCTCTTGATCCTGTATAACCAAATGAACCGGTAAATCCTACAGAACCATCAAAGCCTCTTGATCCGGTAAATCCTACTGAACCATCAAAGCCTCTTGATCCGGTAAATCCTACTGAACCATCAAAACCTTGACTACCTGTAAATCCTTTAGAGCCGGTAAATCCTACAGAACCATCAAATCCTGTTTCACCTTTAGAACCTGTGTAACCAATATTTCCTTGATCGCCTTTAGAACCTGTAAATCCTACTGAACCATCAAAGCCTCTTGATCCTGTATAACCAAATGAACCGGTAAATCCTACAGAACCATCAAAGCCTCTTGAGCCTGTATAACCAAATGAACCTGTGTAACCTAAAGATCCTGTAAATCCTATTGTTCCTGATAAATCAGAAACAAAACTGTATGCTGAACCACTCCATAAATATAATTTTGAATTGTCAGGATCACTAACATCAACAGTAGTAATAATAGCAAATTCTCCAGCAACAATTCCTGTTGGTGAAGTATCTGCCGTTAATGCTGCTACAGTTGAATATATTTTAGCAATGTTAAATCCTAAACCTGTATTACCTTTAGAACCTGAATACCCAATATCACCTTTTGAACCTGTGTAACCGATATCACCTTTTGATCCTGTGTAACCTAAACTTCCTGTAAATCCAACCGATCCATCAAAACCTTGGCTACCTGTAAATCCTTTAGAACCAGTAAATCCTACAGAACCATCATAACCAACTGATCCATCGTAACCTCTTGAACCTGTAAATCCAAACGATCCATCATAACCTCTACTGCCGGTAAATCCTGTTGAACCATCATAACCTTGTGAACCTGTAAATCCTTTTGAACCGGTAAATCCTACAGAACCATCAAAACCTTGTGAACCAGAATAACCAATAGATCCTGTAAAACCTACTGAACCATCAAAACCTTGACTACCTGTAAATCCTTTTGAACCTGTATAACCAATTGAACCTGTAAATCCTACAGATCCATCAAAACCTTGACTACCTGTAAATCCTTTTGAACCTGTGTAACCAATTGATCCTGTAAATCCTGTTGAGCCGTCATAACCTTGACTGCCTGAATATCCTATTGAACCGGTAAATCCTACTGAACCATCAAAGCCTCTTGAACCTGTAAATCCTACTGAGCCATCAAAGCCTCTTGATCCAGTAAATCCTACAGAACCATCAAAGCCTTTTGAACCTGTGTAACCAAAAGATCCTGTATAACCAGTGTCTCCTTTTGAACCGTTATAACCTTGAGAACCTGTAAATCCTTGAATACCTACAGCACCATCTAAATTAATTTCCCATGATGATAGTGTAGCCGCAGCTGCGTTATCAATATTTGTAACAGTTAATTTTAATTGACCAGTACCTTGATTGTATGAAGCTACTGTAGCGTGAATATGATTTGTAGGAGTTGCGGTAGATGAAAGAATTATAGTTTGTTGTGGACTATAATCTAAATTTAAATCTGTTGTAAAAAGTGTAATTTCTTGTGAAACAGAATAATCATCTAAATTTAAAGTTGTTGTAGATGTTGTATGATACTTATCACCATCGGCACCTGCAGAACCATTGTAACCTGTTTCACCTTTTGAACCTGTGTAACCAAACGATCCAGTAAATCCTACTGAGCCATCAAAACCTTTTGAGCCGGTAAATCCTACAGAACCATCAAAACCTCTTGAGCCGGTAAATCCTACTGAACCATCAAAGCCTCTTGATCCTGTATAACCAAATGATCCATCAAAACCTTGTGAACCGGTAAATCCTTTTGAACCTGTGTAACCAATAGATCCTGTAAATCCTGTTGAACCATCATAACCTTGGCTACCTGCGTAACCTAAAGAACCTGTATATCCAAATGATCCATTAAAACCATTTTCACCTTTAGAACCTGTGTAACCAAAAGATCCGGTAAATCCTACAGAACCATCAAAACCTTTTGAACCTGTGTAACCAAAAGATCCGGTAAATCCTACTGAACCATCATAACCAACTGATCCATCGTAACCTCTTGAACCTGTAAATCCAAAAGAACCATCAAATCCTTTTGAGCCGGTAAATCCTGTTGAACCGTCATAACCTTGTGAACCAGTAAATCCTTTTGAACCGGTAAATCCTGTTGAACCGTCATAACCTTGTGAACCAGTAAATCCTTTTGAACCTGTGTAACCTATTGAACCTGTGTAACCGATTGAACCATTAAAACCAACTGAACCTGTAAATCCTAATGTACCTGATAAATCAGAAACAAAACTATATGTTGAACCTGTCCATAAATAAAGTCTTGAATTTTCTCCATCGTTAACATTTCCTGTTTCAACAATAGCAAATTCTCCAGCAACAATTCCTGTTGGTGATACATCTGCTGTTAAGTTAGCAACTGATGTGTAGATTTTGGCAATATTAAATCCTAAACCGGCAGAACCAGTGTAACCAAAAGATCCTGTAAATCCTACAGAACCGCCATAACCATCAAATCCTACTGAACCTGTATAACCATCAGCACCTTTTGAACCGGTAAATCCTACTGAACCATTAAAACCTTGAGAGCCAGTGAAACCTTTTGAACCTGTATAACCAATCGATCCATCGTAACCAGTTGATCCATCAAATCCTTTTGAACCTGTAAATCCTACTGAACCATCAAAGCCTCTTGAGCCTGTGTAACCTAGTGAACCGGTAAATCCAACCGAACCATCAAAGCCTCTTGATCCTGTAAATCCAACCGAACCATCAAAGCCTCTTGATCCTGTATAACCTATTGAACCATCAAAACCTTGACTACCTGTAAATCCTAATGAACCTGTATAACCTAAAGAACCTGTGTAACCAATAGATCCTGTGTAACCTACTGAACCATCAAAACCTTGAGAACCTGAAAATCCTTTTGAACCTGTATAACCTTGTGAACCGTCGTAACCTTTAGAACCTGCGTAACCAGCAACAGTTGTTTGTAATTGCCAAGCATATCCATTCCATAACCAAGTACGATTACCTAATGTATATGTAGTTACATTTGGTGTTAAACCAGTTGAAGGGAAATTTATAGCTACCATTAATTCTCTCTAAATTAATTTTTCTTTATTATATTTATACTTTATTTTTATTACACTCAACATATTTTTTTAATTAAATATAATCAATAGAAACAGCATTAACAGCATGCGATCCTACAGCTGCACCTGACCAAGCTCCTACAAATATATATTTTCCTGTAGGCGACCAAGACGTAATATCTAATGAATTTATTAAAACACCTTGATGATATACAAAAGCATATCGAGTAGATGAAATTGTCCTTAATACTAATTTTAATGAAACCCAAGAATCTTCATAAGTCAATCCAGCTATATAATCAGTTTCACTTCCATTGGCTGTACCATTTTTATAAAATTGTGTTTTGTTTGTATTTGTTTTATACCAAAACGATAAACTATTATTAGTAACTGTATAAGGTTGAGAATTTGAAAAAGCATTTGTACCTCCTATACCAAAAGAAATGCCGTCAGCACCAGATTGATAAAAAGAAATATCTACACTTAAATCTCTAGTAAAATCTATATCCGTTAAATTCCAAACAACTCTACCATCTTGACCTGCAAGTTTTGTTAATTCAACACCAATTGAAGCATTAGAAAAAGCTGCATTAGAACCTGCTATTGTACCTGTTGTTGTTCCACCTGTTGTAGGTGTTCCATCAGCTGGAGCAGACCAACTAAATTTTCTTCCTAAATTTGCTGTTCCTGATTCTCCTGTTGAACCTGTATAACCTATAGGCCCTCTTACACCTACATTTGAATCTTCAATCCATTGATTTGAATCTCCATCATCAATATAAAAATATTGTATGCCTGTAGCAGAATCAATCCAAATATCTCCGTAATTAGGACTTCCTGGAGGAGTTGTTGAAGTTGTAATTTGTAACTGGCCTTTTGAACCTGTATATCCTAAACTTCCTGAATATCCTAAACTTCCTGAATATCCTAAACTTCCTGAATATCCTAAATCTCCTTTTGAACCTGTATATCCTAAACTTCCTGAATAACCTATATCACCTTTTGATCCTGTATAACCTAAACTACCTGTAAATCCTAAATCTCCTTTTGAACCGGCATAACCAATACCGGCCGATCCTGTATAACCAATATCTCCTTTTGAACCTGAATAACCATCAACTCCGGCCGATCCTGTAAATCCTGTTGAACCAGTGTAACCAGCTCCTGCTGATCCTGTGTAACCAACTCCTGCTGATCCAGTGTAACCAACTCCTGCTGATCCAGTATAACCTAAACTACCTGTATATCCTACTCCAGTTGATCCTGTATAACCAACTCCTACTGATCCTGCAAATCCTGTTGATCCTGTATAACCAACTCCTACTGATCCTGCAAATCCTGTTGAACCAGTGTAACCAGCTCCTGCTGATCCTGTGTAACCTAAACTGCCTGTATATCCTAAATCTCCTTTTGAACCTGTATAACCTCCACCTCCTGCTGTATAAGCTGTCCAGTTTGCTTCAGCATTTGGCATAGCACCTGTTATAGCACTACGTGATTCACCCCCTTGTAATTTGTAGGTGTAGTAAGAATCTCCTGTTCTAGTTGTAGCTCCTGCTGTATATCCTGTTTTAAGATATACTAACATACCTTCTTGTATTCTAGCACCAGGAATATCTGTTAATCTATCTCCAGAATCTCCACTTATACTTTGTAAAGCTCCACGAATTTCCGTATCTAATACAATAGGTGCATTAGTGTTAGTACTCCAGGTACCTGGCCAAATATTTCGAGTTAAACCACTATAATTAGATGCCATATTATCCTATTTGTACGTAAGTTGTTCCTGGTTGTAAAGTTATACCATAAAGATTATAATTAACAGAACTGTAACCTGCTGGAGGAGAATCTGGTTCCAATGAAACTGTTCCTGCATCTGTGTAAGCCACATCACTTAATAATGTTGAACTAGCTCCTGTTTTAAACGTTGTTGGTTGCGAAGCTGAAGATTTAACAGCAAACCAAAACGCTCTAGGATTAGTATCAGTATTATTTATTGCTTGTACAGATAAAGTTTTAGTTTGATCTGCTAATTGTGTTACTACCGATTCAAAACCTGTTGCTGTTGCGTCATCAATTATATCTGCTCTTGTTGGTAATGTTCCTGTACTTGTTGTCCATAACCAAAAAGATGGATATGTAAATGTAGCAGCAATACTTGATGTTGTAGAACTTGATGTTGCTGTATAAGAAGTGCCCGTTACACCAATAGGTCTTGTAAATGTTGTTGTGTTGCTAACTGTTCTTGTAGTACCTGTATTATCTTTATGTATAGGTGTTGTAAATGTAAATGTTCCATTTCCTGTAGAACTACTTACAGTACCGCCTGATGCTGTAATACTATGAACATAATTAGCAGCTGTAGTAATACCTGTTACAGAAGTTGTATAAGTTGTAGATGTATAAGTTTTTAAAAACGTTGAACCACTTTTGTCTGTTTTAGATAAACTCATTGTAGGCGTTGCCCATGTAATAGTGAAACTAGCATTACTTGTTGTGTATTCTGATTCTGAACCTGTATTGTGGTTAAATCTAACTGTAGCAGCTGCTGAGCCTCCAGTGATTGTAGATGAAACTGGTCTAATATATGATGAACCATTTGTAGTAAAAGTTTGTGTCCAATCTATAGTGGCTGCTGGTGTATTACTTTTAGCTCCTGCTGTATATGAACCTAATGTTCCTGTTACACTGCCTGATGTTCCTGTTATTGAATAAACTGAACTAATATAATCACTTGTTACATCATCAGGATTTGTTACTGTAACCGTAAATCCAGTTGCTGCTACGTCCCAATTTGGAGAAGCACTTGGTGTTCCTGCTGATGCTAGTGTAGGTGTAAATGTTGCTAAAGTTAATCTTAAAGCATTAGCGACAAATTCTGCCGTTCTTACTGTTGATGTTGTTCCACTTTCAGTGTAACCTGTAAGTGTTCTATAAATTCCTGATGTTGTAAAAACTAAAGGACTATCTGCTCCCGATCCTGTAAATCCTATAATACCTTGTGAACCTGTAAATCCTGTTGAACCTGTATAACCAGCACCGGCTGATCCTGTATAACCAGCAACTGTTGAAGCCGATCCTGTGTATCCTAAATTTCCTTGATCTCCTTTTGATCCTGTGTAACCAACTATACCTTGTGAACCTGTGTAACCATCACCAACAGCAGACACCTGAGAATCAACATACGCTTTTGTAGCAACATCTTGATCGTTAGAAGGATCTGTTACGTTTATAATTCTACTTGTACTAACATCTATAACACCTGTTCCTGGAGGATCAAGTGTAATGTTTGTATTGCCACCAGTTGAAGAAGAAATTGTATTTCCACTAAATGTAATTGTTCCAGTATTAGCAGTTCCTGATGAACCTGTATAACCAACACCTGTTGAACCGGTAAATCCTACCGAACCTGTAAATCCAGCTCCTGTTGAACCTGTATAACCTATAGAACCAGAATACCCAATTGAACCGTCAAAACCTTTTGAACCTGTGTAACCAACTCCTGTTGATCCTGTAAATCCAACCGAACCATCAAAACCTTTTGAACCGGTAAATCCTGATCCTGTTGAACCGGTAAATCCTACAGAACCGGAATAACCTGTTGATCCATCAAAACCTTTTGAACCTGTAAATCCTGATCCTGTTGAACCGGTAAATCCTACAGAACCGGAATAACCAACTGAACCATCAAAGCCTTTTGAACCTGTAAAACCTTGTGAGCCGGCATAACCACCACCGGGACCTTGTTCACCTTTAGAACCTGTATAACCAGCTCCTGTTGAACCTGTATAACCTATAGAACCGGAATAACCAACTGAACCAGTATAACCACCTGCTGGGCCTTGTGATCCTGTATATCCTTGTGATCCTGTATAACCTTTAGCATCAGCCGCTCTTGATGGTACAGTTACTTTGACTTGTTGTGTAGGACCTTTAATAGTTGCCATAACTTAATCTACAGAATTAAACTCTCTCTTAAATGTTATATTGACAATACTGGTATATTGTGTTATAGTATATTTATAAATAATCTTAACTTTATATAGATGTTTTTTTAAAATGATTTCGATTGCAATTATTGACATTATAGGTATACCTTATGACGGTGATACTCTTAATAAAAGAGGTTTAGGTGGTTCTGAATCAGCCGTTATTTTATTAGCTCGTGAATTAGCTAAAAAGAACTTTAATGTAACTGTATTTAATAACTGTATAGATAAAGGTTCACAAGAAGGAACCTTTGATAATGTAAAGTATATAGATCATTCTTTTTTAGATTTTAAAAATGATTTAAGTTTTGATGTTGTTATATCATCTCGAACAGTAATACCATTTTTACCTCCACAACTTTATAATCAATTCTCTGGTTTTAAACCACAACGATATTCAAAAATAAAATCAAATTCAAAATTCAGAGCAATGTGGATGCACGATACATTTGCTAAAGGCGATCATCTACTAGAAGATATGTTAATACACGGAGATATAAACGAAATATTTACGCTTTCAGATTTTCATACTTCTTATGTTGCTAATTGTGATCACGGTAAAAAAAGAAACTTTGAAGTTTTAAAATCTCATATCTTTATGACACGTAATGGTATTGTAAAATATAAAGATAATGTAGATATAAGAGATAAGGATCCTTTTTTATATGTTTTTAATGCCGCTGTAACTAAAGGAATGGTTCCATTAGTTGAAAATATTTGGGAAAGAATTAAGATTGCTATACCTCAGGCCAAATTAAAAGTAATTGGTGGGTTTTATAAGTTTAAAGAAAATTCAGAACCAGATGACCAAGAAAAGAAATGGCGTGAAATAGTGGCCAATGAAAAATATAAAAAATTAGATGTAGAGTTTACAGGAATCATAAAACAATCTGAAATAGCAGATATTATGGCAAAGGCCAGTTTCAAATTATTTCCTGGTGCTTTTCCTGAAACATTCGGTATTTCTACATTAGAATCTTTAGCTTACAATACTCCATTAATAACAACTCGTTTTGGGGCTTTAGAAGAAACGGCCGTTGAACAGGCTTGTTATTTAATGGAATATGCCATACAACCAAATGGATTATTTCCTTGGATTAATAGTAAACAACAAGAAGATATTTTTGTTAATATGGTTATTCAGACCAACGCAAACAGATATTTACATCAACAAAAAATGTATTACTGTAATATCATAAAAGATATTATTGGTTGGGATAGTGTAGCATTACAATGGAAACAACACATCTATAAAAAATTAGGAGAATATTTACCTAAAGAAGAATATAAAGAAGTTAGTTATATTAATTCAAGAATTAAAAAAGTATTTGGTAGAAGATTTAGTAATTATGAAGAAAATTACATACCTAGAAAAATTGAACAAAAGATGTTAATAGTAACACCTATGTATAATGCTGGCCCATGTATTGAAAAATGTATTCAATCAGTTATTACACAAGACTATGAAAATTATCTAATGGTGATTATAGATGATTGTTCTACTGATAATGGTTATAATTTAGCAAAAAGATACGAAAGCGATAAAGTAATAGTAATTAAAAATACAGAAAACAAAGGTGCCGTTAGAAATCAAATAGAAGCCATTATTAAATATTCTGAAATGGATGATATAGTAATGTTCTTAGATGGTGATGATTCTTTAGTGAATGATAATCAAATATTTCAATTTTATAATAATCTGTATGATGGTACAACCGAGTTTACTTATGGTTCTTGTTTTTCAATGGTAGATAGAATACCTTTAATATCTCAAAACTATCCAGAACAAATTAAAAAAGAAAAGAAATATAGAGAATATAAATTTAATTGGAATATGCCATATACTCATTTAAGAACATTTAAAGCTCATTTATTAAATAATGTTAATGACGGCAACTTTAAAGACGAAAAAGGAAATTGGTACAAAGCAGGTGGCGATGGTTCTATATTTTATACATTAATAGAAAAAGCCGACCCTAAAAAAATTAAAGTAGTACAAGATATTGTTTATAATTATAATGATATAAGTCCATTAAATGATTATAAAGTAAATGCTGAAGAACAAACTAAAAACGCAAATAGGATACTAAAACAATGAAAAAAATATTAATAGCAATACCTACAAACAAGTATATTGAACCACAAACAATGAAGGCCATTTATGACCTTGAAACACCTATTGGTTATAAAGTTGATTTTCAATATTTTTATGGATATCAAGTAGATCAAATAAGAAATCTAATTGCTCATTGGGCAATTCATTATGATTATTTGTTTTCGGTAGATAGTGATATTGTATTTGCTAAAGATACTCTTAAAAAATTATTAGCCCACGATAAAGATATGGTTTCAGGCATTTATAGACAAAGAAAAGAGGACGTTCACGTTATAGAGGTATATGAATATAATGAAAATGGTGGTTGTACAAATATACCTTATGAAAAAATTAAAAATACACCTTTAGTTGAATTAGCGGCCTGTGGTATGGGTTGTGTATTAATTAAATCAGAAGTTTTTAGAACTATAGGTTATCCTCAATATGTTTATCATTCAGCACTAGATCACAGACATACATTATCAGAAGATGTAGATTTTTGTAGAAAAGCAAAGGCCAAAGGTTTTGGTATATTTGCTGATACAACTATATTATGTGATCATATTGGCAATAAGACATTTAGAGTAACAGATGTTGTTGTTGATAAAACGATAGATACAATATCTGGAGATAGCCATGAATATAATTTTTTAGAAGAGGCTGTTCAACTATTAAAGAAACCTACAGGTGTGAGTGTTGAAATTGGTGTAAGACTTGGATTAGGAAGTAAACTAATTATAGATTCTTATAGAAAATATCATCCACAAGTATCTTTAACTCATTTAGGTATTGATCCTTATGGTAATATATTTTACGCTGCTTCAGATGAAGTACCACAAACAAAATTTAATTACGATAATAATATGAAAAAAGAAACTTTAATTAATTTTGCTAAAAATTATCCTGAATTTCATCTTGTTTGTTTAGAAGATACTGAGTTTTTTAAAAGATATGGTGATGGTTATCCTGTATATAATGAAGTTAAAAAATTAATAACAAAATATGATTGTGTTCATTTTGATGGGCCACACGACACAAAAAGTATTATGGAAGAAATAGAGTTTTTTGTACTTAGAAAAGCAAAAGAATGTGTCTTTATATTTGATGATATATTAGGTTGTGATATGGTTAAGATAGGCGATTATTTAAATCTAAATGGATTTAAAGAAATTAAAAAAGGAAATAATAAAGCAATATATTATTGTGAAACTTAAACTATACCGCTTACAGAAGGAAATACAGTAATAATACCTTCAACCACTCTTGTTACAGTACTATCAGAAGTATTAGTCATTTGAACATCATATACCCATCGGCCTTCTTCTAATTGAATAGTTATATCAGGGGTTAAATTTATTCTAATTATACCATCTGCTTCAAAAACAGTAATATCAAAATATACTCTTTCATTAGTAGAGGCATATCCTCTAGTCATTTTAGCTTCAGTTGTATAACCGGTTAAATCTTTTACAGTACCGTCATCATTATATACGGTTACGTCAGACGTAAAAGTAGTTCCTGCGTCTATTTGTAAATTTGCTATTGAGGCCATTGTTTACTTATTAATTTTTGATATTTTTTTATATGTTACACAGTCAATGATTATATTTGCCATAATTTTCCTTTTCTTCTATTTATAATATATTTATGTAGTTATCATTTACTTTTATAATTGATAAATCAAAGGCTATAGTTATTCTTTCATTATCACCATTATGAACATCTGTATAATGAGGAATACAATTTTGAAACAAAGTTATTTTACCAACTTCATTTTTACTACTATATATCTCAGGTTCATTAATTTGATTAACAGGATTTATATAATGTGTTGATGTATTATCACATTGTACACATATATGGCCACCCAAATAACTATCTGGTATAACAGCGTGTATATGAGGTTTAATTTGTTCGCCTTTTCTCATTACATTAAACCAACTTTGTATATATAATTCATTAGGTATAGGTAAATTAAGTTTATACAAAAAATTATTATGAATTTTTATTATATTATATTTTATTTTATCTATTTGTTTATTTTTGAAGTTAAATACATTATATTCAGCAAATCTTACAGTTGTAGATTTATCACTTAATCCTGTATAACCATCATATAATTTACCGTTTTCTCTAATTTTTAATGGTATTTTTTTAATTTCTTTTTCTTTAATTAATAAAAATTTGGTTAATTTATTAAAGTTAATATCATTAACATAACTTTCACATAAAAAATAATTCCATTCAGGAGCAAAAAAGTTATTTTTGGATTGACTTTTAAAATTAATAATATTAAATTCATTCATAATATAGTTTTTCAAATATTACTGAAACTTGTATCTGATTACTACTATGCCTTTGCCGCCTAAACTTCCTGATCCGCCACCGGCACCGATTGTAAATCCCGCTCCGCCACCGCCACCGCCTGTATTTGCTGTACCATTAGTTCCATTTGCATTACCAGGAGCACCGGCTCCTCCTCCACCAGAACCACCAGCTGCAGCGCTCACTCCGCCACCTCCTAATTGTTGATTTCTGGCGCCGCCGCCACCTCCACCTGCAAAATATCTTCCTGGTGCTGGACCTGGTGTTCCATAACTCGGTGATGTTGGTCCAAAAAATGTAGGAGATATAGGACTTCCAATTCCACCTGATCCTGCAGTTTGATTTCCCGGAGTAGCATTTCCTCCTGAAGCTGCTATTCCTCCACCTCCTCCTCCAACATTATTACCACTTGGTTCAGCTCCTCCTTGACCTGTACCTCCATTATTTCCTTGTGATGGACTTACTGGAGGGGTATTTCCTGTTCCTCCAGAACCTCCTGCATAACCTCCCCCACCACCTGAACCACCAGGTGTTCCTCCAGAACCTGAAGAACCTGCTCCTCCGCCTGTGGATGTTATAGTTGAAAATATAGAATTAGAACCTGAAGTTGCACAAGAACCTCCACTACCTACTGTAATAGGATAAGTTGTTGATGATATTGGAAATGATCCAGCGTTACATCCTGGACTTGGAAAAGTTGTACGATAACCGCCTGCTCCACCTCCGCCGCCGATAGTACCTCCCCCTCCAGCTCCTCCTGCAACCACTAGATAATCCACATTACTTGGACCTCCTGCTGGATTTCCTAATGTAGAAACTACAAAACAACCATCTCCTGTAAAAACGTGTGTCTTAAAATTCCCATTAGTTAATACTGTACCACCTGTTGCTGATATGAATAATGCTTGTTGTAAATCGGCCACATTTGATTCGTCTTGATAAATCCATCCTTTTGTACTGTCAACATAAACAAGTGTAATCGAAGCACGATTTGTACCGATTAAAGAATTATTTGCCACACCTTGAATATTACTTCCATTTCTTGCTATTGTTAATTTATTTGTAGCAAATGTTCCAGCATAATCAACAAGAGCAACCGTATCACCAATAGTTGGTGTTGCTGGTAATGTAACAGTAAAAGCTGTTGATGTAGTATTACAAAAATAGCCACGACCGGCCACTGCTGTAAATCCTGTTGTTTGAACGACCTGCCAGTTTAAAGCCCCAGCAGAAATACTTGAACCTAAAGAAACACTTGAACCATTAATTGTTAAAGTTGAATTGGCTAATTTTGAGTTGGCTATAGAACCGGCCAACTGAGCATTTGTAACTGAAGTGTTTGGTAATGTAACCGTTTTCGAAGATAAATCTAAAGTTGAATTAAGTTTGTCTGCTGTGATTGTTCCAGCTGTTATATCGGCAGCTACAATAGTACCGTCTGCTATTTTACTAGTAGTTATTGAACTATCTGTGATACCTGAAGTTGTTACTTTAGTTAATGGCATAGTTTTTAATTCTCTCTATATTTATAATTAATTTTTATTGAAACTTATATCTGATTACGACTATGCCTTTACCTCCGGCTTTACCTAACCAACCAGTAGAAGGTGTAGTTGGGCCGGCATCGGTTCCTTCGCCTCCTCCGCCTCCACCTCCTGTGTTAGATGTCCCTGCTGTAGCTTGTTGACCTGTTCCATGTGGTCCTGAACCTTGTCCACCTCCACCTGGACCACCAGATCCTCCTGGAAAATTAGGAGTATTAAAACTTGTTGATGTAACACCACCTCCTCCACCTCCAGCATAAGTTATAGGACTACTTGAAATACTATTTGAAGAACCTGAACCTCCTGGTCCTCCAGCTCCGTTAGAACCATTAGAACCTGATGTTGAAGCACCTCCTCCTCCACCCCCACCATAATGAAGTGGACCTCCACCTTGATATCCTGTACCTCCATTATTTCCTTGTGATGGACTTGTAGGAGGTGTATTTCCAGAACCTGAAGGATTTGCACTTCCAGCGCTACCTGAATATGAACCTGATCCACCCCCTCCAGATCCACCACTAGAATTAGGCGGAGCGGTAGTTCCTGAACTGCCAACGCCACCACCAGCTGATGTTATTGTAGAAAAAACAGAATTACTACCTTTTGTAGAACCGGGCCAACCTGATCCTCCAGCTCCAACTGTTATTGGATATGTAGTTGCTGAAATTGGAAAAGATCCAGCATTACATCCTGGACTTGGAAATGTTGTACGATAACCTCCAGCACCGCCACCACCAGAACCATAACCTGCTACAAAAGCACCACCACCTCCAGCTACAACTAGATAATCTACATTTCCTGGCCCACCTGTAGGTACTGTAGAAATATTACCCACTGTAGATACAACAAAAGTATCATCTCCTGTAAAACTATGTATCTTAAAATCTCCTGATGTAGTGATTGTACCACCTGTTGCTGTAATAAATGCTGGCCCTTGTAAATCGGCCACATTTGATTGTTCAGCATAAATCCAACCTGTAGTAACATCAACATAGACTAATTCTATAGATGCTCTATTTGTTTGAATTAATGAATTGTTTGCCACACCTTGTATATTATGGCCGTTTCTATTGATTGTTAAATTGTTTGTACCAAAAGTACCAGCATAATCTATAATAACAATTGTATCACCTTGTGTAGCACTGGCCGGTAATGTAACGGTAAAAGAGGCCGAAGTTGTGTTACAAAAATAACCTTTTCCTGCTGCTGCTGTAAATCCTGATGTTTGAACGGATTGCCAATCAACATTTACATTTAATGAAAAAGAATCACCAAGAGCTCTTGATGTACCACGAATTGTAAATGTGCTGTTTGATAATTTATTATTAGCAATTGTTGAGTTGGCTAATTGATCGCTTGTAACTGATGTGTTTGGTAATGTAACCGTTTTTGAAGATAAATCTAATGTAGAGGCTAATTGAGTACCTGTTAAACTGCCTGAGATGTCTTGATTTTGTATAGCACCATCTGCTATCTTAGCTGCTGTAACTGCTGAATCTCCTATACCACTTGAAGGTAATTTTGTAATAGCCATTTTAATCCTGTTTTACTAATATTTATTAAATCAACTGAAACTGTAATGACAAATTAACCAAAAAATCTTTATCTTCATTCTTAGTTATATAATGGTTTAACGAAGATGAAAATATCACAAAAGTATTTTTTTCCATTGGTACTTTCCATCTTCTATGACGATTTCTACCATCATCATATTCAAAAACAATTTCAGCAGGTTTTTCATTATCAGATACACAAAACAAACAAGATATATCTGGTGAATTTTCTAAATGCCAGTCTTGTATGTTATTATGTGTATTAACACTCTCACCTGTTTGTTGTACAATACCTCTTATACCATCTTTGGCTAAAAGAACTAAAGTACGGCCGTGTTCTAATCTATAATGATCTCGTAAGAAATCCTGTACCCACTGTATATGCTGATGGTACGGGACTCTTACGTAATCTTTCAAATACCAATATTGATTATTTGTCATACGATTGTCTAATGTAAAATTAGACAAGATATGATTTTTAATCAACTTTGTATCAACTTGTGATACATCATCAATTTTACCTTTAATAAAAAACTGTTCAGTAAACTTAAACTTTTCCATAATAATTCACTTTCTAAATTATATTATTATATTATGCTAATGTATTTACTATGTCCCAAGATTGAGCGCCTTCATTCCAGTTGTATGACCATCTGTGAGTTAGTGCTGTATTTTGAGAAGCTTGTTCTGTTGTCAAAGCAGGAGCATCGCCAATTGGTGATTTCCAACTTGCTGAAGCTAAGTGTTTAACCCAACTAGCATATGGTTTTGGTGGAAAGAAAAGATTGTTTTCTTCGTCCCAAATATAACCGATACCAGCGTAGTTACCTCTTAATTTTTTTGTTTGATCGCCTTCTGAACCATCATTATTGTAGTACTTGTTACCTCTTGTATTATAAGAAGTTTGTACCCATAAAGGCCAACCGTGTATTCTTGTTAATTCTTGTACGCCAACTGTTTCATCTTCTTGACCTGAACCGTTAAGCATTTTATTGTTATCTAAACCGTGAACAGCGATAACTTTACTGTTTATACCTATTTTAGCAAAATGTGCCATTGTCTTATCTCCTTGTTATATGAATGTTCTTATCTCTTATTAGAGTAGGCCATTCAAGTAATTGTTATTGAAACTATTTATAATAGATTGTAAGTGAAAAAAATTATTGAAATTTATATCTTATTATCACTATGCCTTTGCCGCCGGCGCCACCACAAAATGAATTATCTGCACCTCCACCACCTCCACCTCCTGTGTTAGCTGATCCTGGACTTGCGTTAGTTGTTAAAAAAGGTCCACCGCCAGTGCCGCCTCCACCTGTTCCAGCAGTTCCAAGTGTGCCTGGTCCCCAACGACCTCCTGCTCCACCACCTGCATAAGTTGTTGAACTTCCTGTAATACTATTTGCTGAACCATTCCCCCCTGAACCTGAAGAACCACCACCAGGACTTGCAGGAGCAGAACCACTACCTCCAACAGCTCCTGCTCCACCACCACCTCCACCGTGACCTGCAAAACCTCCCGGAGCATTTGAACCTCCATTATTACCTTGTGATGGACTTACTGGTGGACTATTACCAGATCCTCCTGCTCTCGAAGTATTTCCTCCACCTCCTCCGCCACCTGATCCTCCGTTAGAACCAACAGCGCCAGGGCTTGCTCCACCATATCCTCCACCTCCACCTCCTGCTGATGTAATTGTGCTAAAAATTGAATTTGAACCTGCTGATCCTTGCCCGGTAGAACCTACTCCTCCAGCTCCTCCAGCACCCACTGTAATTGGAAAAGTTGTTGCTGATATTGGAAAAGATCCAGCGTTACATCCTGGACTTGGAAAAGTTGTTCTATAACCACCTGCTCCTC